GAAATCTTTCTCCACATGGCTGCTTGCGAAGCTGATCCCCGTTGTTTCGGTCAGCTATATACTAAGTGTCGTCGTTCTGGCTACACTAATGTATGCTCTTCTGTCCTTGTTGACGAAGCTAGTCAAGTTAAAGAGAAGCTGTTGGGGATTCAGTCAAAGACTGGTAAAGACGCTCAGGAGAATATTTTCATGAAGAAAGTAGTTGCGATTTTCCGCAGCTACCCCTTCTTCTTCAAGCCTATCCAGGACGGTACTACCAACCCTCGTATGGAGCTGGCTTTCCGCGAGCCTTCTAAGAGAATCACGAAGAACAACAAGACGTCCCAGAGAGGCGACGCCCTCAACACTGTCATCAACTGGAAGAACACCACGAATAACGCATACGATGGTGAGAAGCTACATATGTTGTATTTGGATGAGGCGGGTAAATGGGAGAAGCCTACCGATATCCGTGAGGCGTGGCGTATCGAGCGGACATGCCTCATCGTTGGTAAGCGCGTAGTAGGCAAGGCGCTGGTGGGCAGTACGGTAAACCCCATGAACAAAGGTGGTGACGAGTACAAAGGTCTTTGGAACGACTCTGACCCTGGCGAGCGAAACAACAACGGGAGAACTAGATCAGGTCTGTACAGAATCTTTATCCCAGCTTATGAAGCGCTAGAAGGATTCTTCGATAAGTACGGGAACCCAGTTATAGATGAGCCAGATAAAGAGCTAGAGGGCGTTGACGGGGAGGTGATAGACCAGGGAAGCCGAGCATACCTCAAGAACGAGCGACATTCGTTCAAGGATGACCCATCGGAACTAAACGAGATTATTAGGCAGTTCCCTTTCACCCCAGATGAAGCGTTTAGGGACAGTATCGAGGGCAGCCTGTTTAACATCGGAAAGATCTACCAACAGATTGAGCACAACGACAACCTATACCCAAACCCTGTAGTCCAAGGAAACTTCGTGTGGAGAGTGAAAGACGAAGAGGTGGTTTTCTCTCCAGACCCTAACGGTAGATTCCGTGTGGCTTGGCTTCCGCCAGATCACTTAAGAAACAATAAGGCTGACGAACGGGGAAAGCGCATAGCTCCTAACGCGCACATTGGTGTAGGCGGAGTTGACTCCTATGATCTCGACGCTACCGTAGACGGAAGAGGCTCGAAGGGTGCACTCCATATGTACAACAAGTTCAACATGGATGTTCCACCTAATATGTTTGTGGTTGAGTATGCTTCTCGTCCAGATCTGGCTAGTATCTTTTACGAAGACGTGCTGATGTGTGCGTTCTTTTACGGGTATCCACTGCTTATAGAGAACAACAAGTACGGGATTGCAAGATACTTTGAATCAAGGGGTTACGACGGTTACTTAATGGATCGCCCTCAGCACTTGCGCAATCCCAATTCGTCTACTAACGTAAGAACCAAAGGTATTCCTTCGAACTCTCAAGACGTAATTCAATCTCACGCACAAGCTATCGAAGCTTACATCCACGATCATGTAGGGGTAAGAGCAGAGACGGGTGAGATGGGGCAGATGCTGTTCAACAGAACGCTAGAGGACTGGATTGGATACAAGATTGAAAAGAGAACTAAGTTTGACTTGACCATCAGCTCAGGACTTGCCCTTCTCGCGGCTCAAAAAGCGAAGAAAGAAAAGCCCAAAGCGAACTTCAACGACAAGAAGTTTTTCAGGACATACAAGCCAAAAGTCTGGCACTCCTAGTTTTACTATATTTGCATTGAGTTAAAATACTCCACTCATTGCAGATGCACAGTAACAATAAAAAATCTTCTAACTTTCCAGACCCATTAGCTCCTTCCGAGGTAAAACAAGGTAGGGAGTATGGGCTGAAGTATGCGAAGTCCATATACCAGCAGTGGGGAAAGATAGATCAGCAGACTTCCGTTTACGGAAACAGAAAGAAGACGTTCGAAAAGAACCGCAGATACGCAAACGGTACGCAAGACACGGCCATCTACAGATCGCTTCTTACCTCCCTTGACCCAAACAACGGCGACGGGAGCATGCTCAACCTGGATTTTACTCCAGTCCCCATTCTTCCCAAGTTCGTAAGAATCGTAGTAAACAAGATTCTTTCTCTCAACCCTTATCCAAACCTGGAGGCTGTAGACCCTATCTCGTCTTCTGAAAAAGACACAGATAGGAGAAAGCTGGAAATGATGATTGCGGCCAAAAATCAGCTGCGAAAAATCGAAGACAAGACAGGCGTGGTAGTCGGAATGGATTCCAAAACTATTCCAGATACACTTGAAGAGGCGGAGATATTTATCGGTAATAATATTAAGTCCTCTTCAGAGATTGCAGCTCAGATTGCTACGAACCTTACGCTTGAATGGAACGAGTTCAACGATAGCACTCTCCGCCGCTGCGTAAACGACCTGGCGGTGCTCGGTATGGCCGTAGTCAAGAGAGACAACGATCCACAGTACGGACTCAAGACCAGCTATGTGGACCCGATTAACTTCGTCCATAGCTTCACTGAAGATCCGAACTTCTCAGACTTGGTTTATGCGGGTCACGTTCGTCACATTCCGATTCAGGAGCTGAAGCGCATGGCGGGTGATCAGTTTACAGAAGAAGAATACAAGAAGATTGCTCAGCAAGCTCAGAAGAAGTACGGGTACGATGCTGCCAAGCTCAACCAGTCTTCTTACGACAGAGTAAACAACGTGTCTCGCTTCGGCTACGACGAGTACATGATCGAGGTTCTCGACTTCGAGTTTATGTCAGTAGATTGTGAATACTACGAGTCGAAAGAGAGTAAGTATGGGAATGTAGGTTTTTACTCAAAAGGAGAAAACTACAAAACACCTCAGAACTCCGTGTTCAACAGAGAGGTGATGAAGCTTGAGAATGCTTCTGTGTATGGTGGCTGCTACATCTTAGGAACTGACTTCTTGTTTAACTACAGTAAGAAGAACAACATTCCGAAGAACATCCACGATATCTCTCGCACGAACCTTTCTTACTCGGTTTGCGCTACGAATATCTTGGACATGATGCCGAAGTCCATGGTGGACAGCTGCATTGGGTTCGCGGACCAGTTGCAGCTTACGCACCTCAAGATTCAGCAGGCAGTAGCGAAGGCTAAGCCTGACGGCATCATCATCGACATCGAAGGGCTGGAGAATGTCCAGCTCGGTAAGGGCGGGGAGTTGCAGCCGCTGGACCTGCACGATATCTACGAGCAGACGGGTGTTTTCTATTACAGAAGTAAGAATCCAGAGGGTGGATTCCAGAACCCGCCAATCCGAGAGATCGGCAACAGCATTCGAAACATCAACGAGCTTATCGGTTTGTATAACCACTACCTGAAGATGATCCGTGACGCTACGGGAATCAACGAGGTGATGGATGCTAGCTCACCGAAGGCTGACGCTTTGGTCGGTGTACGACAGCAGGCTTTGTCTGCCGCGAACAACGCTATCTACGATATCACAAACTCTTCCATGGTGTTGTACAAGAAAGTGTGCAGCGACATCGTGAAGTGTGTACAGGTAATCCATCCAGATTCAGTGTTGTACCGCATCTACGAAAACGCTATTGGAAAGGAGAATATGGGGGTACTCAGCTCTTTCAGAAACCTGGCTATGTACAACTTCGGTGTTCGTGTAGTGAAGGAGATGGAAGAAGCCGAGCGGCAGTATCTGGAGCAGAACCTTCAGGTGGCTTTGGCCCAGAAAGAAATAGATTTGGAGGATGCTATCGCTGTACGTCAGCTCAAAGACATCAACCAGGCTGAAAGGCTGTTGATTGTTCGCCGAAAGAAGCGCATGGCTCAGCAGCAGCAAATTGCTATGCAGAACTCTCAGCAACAAGCTCAGATTCAGCAGCAGTCAGCTCAAGCGACCTCTGAAGCGAAGCAGCAAGAAATGCAGCTCGAAGCGCAGCTGAAGGCGCAAGAGCTACAGCTGAAGGCTCAGCTCGAAGCGCAACTAGAAGAAGTGAAGCACGGGTTCAACAAAGAGATCGAGATGATCAAAGCTGAGGCTTACAGCACCCGCGTAGACACAGAAAAACAATTTAAAGCTGCTATCGAAACCATGAAAGACGACAGGAAGGATGAGCGGGTTAAGAAGCAAGCAGTCGAGCAAAGCAAGCTTATCTCTCAGAGACAAGGAGAGAGAGGCGAGCTCGAAGGGGAGCAGCAGGCAGGAGACATCACATCAGAAATATTAGGCTAATAAGATGGCAAATCAAATCAACTTAGATAGGTCGCAAAGAGTAGACATCACTTGCAAGAGAGGGGATACGTTTACTCTTAACCTTGAGCTCAAGGATGATAGCAATGTAGCTTTGGTTTTGGGCAACACTCAGGATAATACTCTTACTGATTATTATTTCTACAAGATGGAGGTTAGGGAGGCTGACACTCATGATGGGACAGGTGGTCCAGGAACCGATAATGGCTATGTCTTGTCGATTGACGGTGATGTTTCTTCCGACAGCAATGGCTTGGTTACATTTACTGAGGTACATGGGAATATGGGCGGAGTTAATCTTGGGGCTGGTATTTACGTTTATGACATTCAGCAAAAAATCGCCCCCAATGCAGGCGGTACAAGCCCTTCTTCTGTAGAGACTTTGCTTTACGGAATTTTCAAGGTTGTAGAAGACGTAACAGTCGCTGTATAATGGCTAGAGCTAGAATCAACGTAACTGTCTCTAAAGGCCCTAAAGGAGACAAAGGGGATACTGGCGCTACAGGAGCTACAGGCCCACAAGGTGTAAAAGGAGACAAGGGGGACAAAGGCGAGAAGGGTGACAGCGGTGATGCGGCAACCGTTGCTGTAAGCCCATCCGTAACTACGAAGTCTGCGGGTACTAATGCGACTGTTGTGAATACGGGTAGCTCTTCAGCTGCTGTATTTGAGTTTGCTATCCCTCAAGGAGCTA